TGTGAGAATGAAGATGACGTGCATCAATATGACACGATGCAGATCTGCCTCTATACCCCTGACGAACTTACTTCTATCACGGAATGGATTTACACTTACATTACATTCCAACGTAACCGTGCCCCCAAGGATAGTGGATTACCGAGTATTACGCGCGCCGCAGGGATGCCGGGTGGCATTGGACATACTTGGACTTACAAAAGATTCATTAAGCCTTATCCCAAGGGTGGAAAGATCATCCTTGGAAAAGGTGGAAACAAGCGAATCTACATCCACTCAACTCTAGAAGATAATCCACACATTGATCCTACTTATAAGCAGTCACTTCAGGGCATTACGATTGAAGCAGAACGTAAAGCCAAACTATTGGGTGATTGGGATGCCTATCAGGGGCAGGTATTCGATGAATTTCGTGATCGTAAGTTTGAAGACGAACCAGAAAATGCACTTCATGTCATCCCATCATTTGAAATTCCGGCATGGTGGCCGCGTATCTGCATAGGTGACTGGGGTTTTGCTGCAATGACGTGGATTGGATGGGCTGCAATCTCTCCATCCAAGAGAATTTATATTTACAGAGAGCAAACATGGGTGAAAACGAAGATTGCAGAGTGGGCACCACATGTTAAGTTACATCTCGACCAGGAACATCCCCGTTTGGTTCGATTCTGCAAGTCTGCGGGTCAGGATAGAGGACAGGAACACACTATTCAGGAACAGATTGAGGCAGAACTTGGAGTTTCTGTCGAGTTATCAAACAATACGCCCGGATCTAGGATCGCTGGTAAGCAACTTATACATGAATACCTACGGTGGCAGCCTAAATTAATTAATTCACATGAAATCGGTCTATATAATGAAGAATATGCCATGTGGATCATGCGAAATCGAGGAATGAATGAGTACCATGCGTACATGAATTCATTTCTACCTCAGGAACCTGAAACGAATATTCCTAAACTTCAAATATTTCAGGATGCGTGTCCAGTTCTAGTCGAAGCTATTAAGGCATGTAGTTATGACAAGCCTAAAGGTAATAAAGCAGCAGAAGACATTGCGGAATTTGATGGTGATGACCCCATTGATGGTCTGCGATACATGGTTGACGCTGCAGAGGGATTCTTTGGTGAAGCTAACGAAGAATTTAGAGCGGTACAGGCCAAAGAACACTTAGTTCAACAGTTGAGTACATCACATGACTGGACCGCCTATTACCGAAATATGGCAAAAGTCGAGTCTCAGTCTGACGATTACACTAAGCCTGTTAGTCGGTATCGTCATTAGTTCTGTTTCATTGAGTGCGTGTGGTCACTTTCGTATGCTCCCCAAGTGTGGAGATGGGATGCCAGCTAAGATTTTAACTCATCCAAAATGTCCACCTAATGGGATTTGTGGATATACATGTCATCCAGATCGTTGGAATCCTAAGGAACCAAATAATGGGAATGTGGAAGCAGCTGGTAAACAAGTGGTTCGGCCTGACTGATCCTCCGTGTGAGTCATGTGACATCCTGCGTATGCAACTCGCTGAGAGTAATGCAGAACGACGGGATCTTCTACATAGACTTCTGGAACCTAAGCAGGTCGAACCACCCTCTATTCAGTCTGAGGAACCAGTAGCTATTACTCCACAATTCACTCCTTGGCGTGTGAGACAGCAGATATTGGAACAGGAAGATAGACAGAAAGCTAAATTGATGAGAGATAGATCTGCTGAAATCGACAAGTTGGAAAAGGAAGTAGGTATTTCCTAGCCATGCCTGACAGAATAGGTCCATCCAAACGTACTATGTTTGATGCACTGGCTGATATGGTAGTCAGGAATTTGGGTGGAACTCCACGTCCTGAACCTACTTATGATATGGGATTTAAGGAAGATGTAGAAGTTAAGCCTGAAAATCCTGGTCCTATGTCTCCTAGTTGGGATTATAATCCAACAGAACTTCGAGAAGTTACTTTAGGTTCGCCTGGTAAAGTTCCAAAGGGTGTATATCTTCCGCCTGAGACTTACAATACTGAGATTCCTGAAGAATATCCAAATATGCGCGCTTCATTTGAACGTGCTAAGAAGGAACATCCTGATTTGGCAGCGCGTGTAAGAGGATTAGGTCCGAGAGGTGACTGGATTGGTACTAATCAACTCGGTGGAATCGAACCAGAGGGGCAGACTCTGAGGAATATTGATTTTAATCCTATTTTGGAGCAAATGACTCCTGATGAGAGATATAAGACCATAGAACATGAAATGGTTCATTATGGTCAGAATCTCAATAGACCTAATAGATGGCCTGCTAATCGAGCAGACGAATTTCCGGCATATTACTCTACAACCGGCAGAATAAGTTCCGAGATGCTGTCACCAGAAGAAACTAAGAGATATATTGAACTTACTAGGAAAGCTAATCAGAAATTCTCTGATGATGAGTGGATTAGTTACAAAAGAAAGACAGGGAAAAAATGATAATGATGATCGTTGTTCTCGTCGTCCTTGGATTCTGTCTCTATCTAGTTGAGACATATATTCCGATGAGTCCTCCCATCATCATGCTCATTAGGGCTGTTGTAATTCTGTTCTCCATTCTGTACATCCTTTCCATGTTTGGAATCATTAACATTCCTGTAAACCTCAGGTAGGTGTACAGTGGGCTTTTGGAATAAGTTAGGCAAGATAGCTCTACAGGCCGCGCCATATGTGGCTGCTCCATTCACAGGTGGAGCTAGTCTGATGGCTACTGGAGCTACGCAAAAACTCGGTCAAAAATGGGCTGAGAGCGATGCAAAGAAAGCTATCGCAAAAGGACTCGCGCCTAGTAAATTCGATAAGTATCTTGGCATGGCTTCTGCTGGCGCTGGTCTCGGTAGTATGGCATTCGGTGGAGCATTGAGTGGTTTAGGTAAAGCTGGTACTGTGGGTGCGGGTGTGGGTAAGGGTGCTAGTCTAAGTAGTATCGCATCTCAAGCTGGTACTGGTGCATCTAAATTGGGTAATTTGGGTAAGATTGCATCTGCTGCCGTCGGTAAGGGTAATGTAGGTGGATGGCAGGGTGCAGTAGGTAAACTAGCTGGTGATACAGTTGGTAATAAAGTACTTGGTCAAACATTGGATGAATCTGTTGCAGATAGTGGTTGGCAGGGTCAGTTGAAGGGTATTCTGTCCTCCGCTGCTAATACACGTGGAGCAGATACTCCATCATCTAGTCAGAATTCAGTACCTGTTGGATCTAATCTAGCTCAGCCTAGAGCTAGTGGTGGATTGGCTGGAGCTGTGGCCGTGGGTAGAAATACAGCACTCATGAATCAGCCGTGGCGTCAGGGCTATGAGATTAAAACTATTGGTCCAGATGATGCTGAAGGAAATCCAACAGTTATCACTAATCAAACTCCACCAATTTATCCAAATAGACCACCTTCAGTAATGTCACCACCAATTAGTGAGTCTACGCCAATTGCAAATAGATTCAATGATGAGTTGACTTCCCGTCGTGTAGCTAGGAAGCGTAATCCTGAACCAGTGGAAGAATACTAATGACACCTGAACTGGATGACGCTACTAAGGCTCTATTGAAGCAGCTAGTCGATCATTTTGACGATGAAGATAGAGGTGTGCGTGATCGTCAAATAAGAACATGGCGTCGATTGAAGCTACTTTGGGAGAACATTCAGCATACCTATTACTCCGAGATAGCTCATGATTGGCGTACACCTGAGACACAGGGTGATCAATCTGATCAAGCGTTTTATGACAAGCCGGTCAATATATACCGGGCTTACCTTGAGTCAATCATTGCCGCTCTTAGTGTTACTGTTCCTCCTGTTACTTGCTATCCTGATGACGCTGAAAACCCACTGGACGTAATTACAGCTAAGACAGGCGATAAGATTGCTGCTTTGATCTTTAAGCATAATGATGCTCCTCTGTTTTGGTTACACGCGCTGTTCATTCATATGACTGAGGGAATGACTGCGTGCTACACCTATGCGTGTGAAGACGAGAAATACGGCACATACGAGGAAAAGAAGTACGAAACTGGAGTAGAAACGACTGAGAATAAGATTTGCCCTCTCTGCCAAATGAATATGGCAGATGAGACAGTAACTTATGATCAGGAAGACAAGTTTACTCCTGATGACACTGATGCACCATTGAATGCAGCCATTAATGCGGGTTTGGAGATGTGCCCTGAGTGTGGTATGCAGGTCCTTCCAGACATGCAGCGTCAGTCATTCAGTGTTCAGAGACTCGTTGGAGTCACTAATAAACCCAAATCTCGTGTAAAGATGGAAGTATATGGTGGTCTATTTGTTAAAGTGCCGGTCTGGGCGAGGAATCAGTCCGAATGCTCATACCTCATTTACTCTTATGAGACTCATTGGGCAAATGTACTCGAAAAGCATCCAGAACTCCGAGACAAGATCACTAAAGGTGGTGCTTCATACGACATGTACGAACAGTGGGGTCGTACTAGTCCACAGTATCGGGGTGAACATCCAATAAACAATGTTACGTGCCGATACGCATGGTTCCGTCCATGTGCGTATAATATCTTGAATGTTGATGAAGTAGCAGAACTGAAGAAGCAGTTTCCTGATGGTGTGAAAGTTACGGTAGTCAATGATTTAGTTGCAGATGCGTGTAATGAGGCAATGGACGATTATTGGACTCTCACGCACAATCCACTCTCTGATTTCATTCATTTCGATCCAGTCGGTCTACTCCTTACGTCAGTTCAGGACATTACGAATGATCTCATTAGTCTTACTCTTCAGACTATTGAGCATGGAATTCCGCAAACATTTGCTGATCCGAAGGTTCTTAACTTTAACGCATATCGAAATGCAGAAGTTATACCTGGAGGAATATATCCAGCTACACCAAAAACTGGTAAGCCTCTTAGTGAAGGATTCTATGAGGTAAAGACTGCTACACTATCTCAGGAAGTCCTTCCATTCGCTCAAAAGATTCAAGAGATTGGTCAGATGGTGTCTGGTGCTCTGCCTAGTCTATTTGGTGGGCAGATGTCCGGATCCAGAACTGCATCTGAATATTCTATGTCTCGTGCTCAGGCTCTCCAGAGACTACAGGGCACATGGAAGATGTTGTTACTGTGGTGGAAGAATGTATTCGCTAAGGCCATTCCTCTCTACATTAAAGAGATGAAAGAAGATGATAAGCAGGTCAAGAAGGATGAATTCGGTAACTTTGTGAACGTCTTCATTCGTCGATCTGAGCTTGAAGGTAAGATTGGTTCTATTGAATTGGAAGCAAATGAGAATCTGCCGATCACTTGGAATCAGCAGAAGGATGCAATTATGGAGTTGTTCGGTATGAACAATGACCAGATTATGTCCACTCTCATGTCTCCTGAAAATATGCCTTACATCAAGAAGGCTATTGGTCTGACTGATTATATTATTCCTGGTGAAGATGATAGAATGAAGGAGTTTGAAGAGATTCAACTCCTGATTACATCCGAACCTATTGAGATGCCACCTGATCCAATGATGGCTCAGCAAGCATTTCAGATGGGAATGCCACCTCCACCACCTATGCGAGTACCATCAATTGAACCAGATTTCGAAGTAGATAATCACCTTCTCGCAGCTGATATTGATCGTCGTTGGTTGGTATCAGATGCGGGTAGACTGTGCAAACTAGAGAATCCACTGGGATATGAGAATGTACTTCTGCACATGAAGCTTCATAAAGACATGGATATGCAGAAGCAAATGATGGATATGCAGAAACAGATGATGGCGCAGGGCGGTATGCCTCAACCAGCAGGCCAAGCACCACCAGAAGCTGGTCCACAGGGAAGTACAGGCGAGCAACTGAATGAGGGACAAAATGAACCTACAGTTCAATAATTTATTTCGAGTATTTATGAGTCCAGAAGGTGGTGGTGCTAGTATTCCTGATGCCACAGGTACGTCAGAAGATCTTGATACACTAGAACTTCTCAATGCCGATGATGAAGAAGTTAAGGAAGAACCTCTCGATTTGGATGATGATGATGATTCATCACCTCCTGTTGAGAAAGAGGAATCAGAAGACGAAGATGAACTGAAGGAAATTGAAGAAGAAATTAAACTTCCATCTGAGGAAGATCTCGAACTCACTACTCCTGTTAGGCGTAAGGAAATTCTTGCTAAGTATCCAACTCTCTTCAAGGATTTTCCATATCTAGAGAAGGCATACTACCGTGAACAGCAGTTCACCGAAGTATTCCCAACTATTCAGGATGCGCGAATCAGTGCAGAGAAGGCTCAGATTCTAGATGCAGCAGAGAAGCAGGTGATGAATGGTGACATCACCATGTTCCTTCAGGCTGCTAAGGCTGAAAATGATGAGGCATTCAATAAGATCGCTGATAATTACCTTCCAACACTGAGGAAGGTAGATCAGCAGGCTTACTACCATGTGCTTGGTAATGTCATCAAGGACACTATCATCACTATGGTTCGAGAGGGTCGTAATCTAGGTGATCAGGGTGCGCCTCTTACAGCTGCTGCAAATGTATTGAATCAGTTTATCTTTGGTTCACAGCAGTTTACACCACCAGGTAGATTATCTAAACCAGTTGATCCCCAGGTTACACAGGTTAGACAGCAAGTTCAGCAAGAGAGACAGCAGCAGGTCATGCACACCTTCACTAATGTGAGGGATGATTTGCAGACACGAGCTGACAATGTGCTGAGATCCACGATTGACGGTCATATTGATCCTAATAAGACGATGACCGAATATGTGAAGGAACATGCAACAAAGGAAGCATTTGATAAGCTGGAAGACCTGATTGGTCAGGATACACGTTTTCGAGGTATGCTTGATAAACTCTGGGAACGTGCATTCAAGTCAGGATTTGATAAGGAATCTACTGATCGTATTAAGTCTGCATATCTCAGTAAGGCTAAGACGCTCTTGCCAAGCGTAATCAAATCGGCACGTAATAAAGCCTTGCGAGAAAGATCAGATAGTAATCAGGATCTCATGGCCTCTAAGAAAGGCCCAATTGCTCGTGGATCATCTCCACGGCCATCTAGTGGAAAGTTTCGTAAAGCCTCGGACATACCACGTAGTATGTCTACACTCGATGTGTTGATGTCTGACAAGTAGGAGCCTAAAATGGCCGTTGTTGAATCTCAGGTTGCAGCACTCGAACTTGAGCACGTAATCCCGAAGGTACGTGTCCTGTTCGATCGTGATGACAAGTTCTACGCGAACATCAAGAAGCGTGATGTGGAGAAGATCTCCCATCGCCAGATGCGCGTGCCTCTGGAACTTCGTCCGGGAGGTAGCTTCCAGTACTTCAATCCAGATGGTGGAGATCTGGGACGAGGTGGTGGGCCTACCTTCGATAAGGCTGTACTCAACTGCGTGTTCTTGAGTGAGAACATTGAGTACACCAAGTTGACACAGTGGGCTACTGACGATGCTCGTAAGGCTATCGTCAATAGTGTTCGTCGTCTGACTGCTACCGCATTGGATGAAATGCGTCGGCAGTTGGATAGTCAGATGATGCAGGTTGGTGATGGTGTAATTGGTGTTGTTACCACTTATGCTGCTGGTGTCATCACTCTGACGACGGATGGATTCGGTGCGCGTCTGATGCGGTTTGGTCAGACTGTTAGTATTTGGGACGCTACTCTCACTACTCAGCGTGGTGGTGCAGGCTTTACCACTACGATTACTCAGTGGGATGTAGAGAACAAGACTATTACCGTTGCTCCTCTTGTCGCTGGTACGGTGCCTACCGATAAGATTGTGACAGCTGGTCTTGCTGCTCCTGCTTCACTCCCCGGATTGTTTGGTGTGCCATATCACCATTCAAATGCTAGTGCGGGCACATGGCTTGGATTCTCACGTAGCACTACGCCTGAGATTCGTGCCAATCGTGTGAACGCTGGAGGCGCCGGTCTTACTCTGCCACTCCCACGTTTGGCGATCAATAAGATCGGTAATCGTGTGGGTATCGACAATAACTTCAATCCGACTGCTTGGCTGCACCCCTGCCAGATGCAGGCGTATGAAGAGATCGGTCAGCTTGTTTCCATTATTCAGAAGACGACCAAAGAAGAAGGTCTGAATATGTATTTTGGAAACAACATGCAGTTGGCTGGTGCTAGTATGAAGGCATCATACAACTGGGATAAGACACGTATCGACTTCATTGTCGATGAAGTGTGGGGTCGTGGTGAGATTCTCCCCATCGGCTTCTACACTACTGATGGAAGGAAGATCTTCGAGATTCGTGGCGCATCTGGTGGTGTGGCTGCGGCTGAGATCTTCTACATGGTTGTTGGGATGCAGACATTCGTGTCTAATCCTGCAGCCTGCTCGTACATTGATACCCTCGCGGTACCTGTAGGTTACTAGTCTTGTAGGTGGATGTTTGGACTGGGCTCACGTGTCACATTCATACTCCCTCACGTGAGAAGCTAGCATCCACCTACTCTTTCATGGCGGTGGTGGGGAAAGAGGCTCAAGATGATTCCAGGAATTACGACCAAGTTGAGTGAAGGTACTTTATCAGCAGCAGCTACTATCAGTCCTAAGACAGATATTGTTCACCTAATCAGTACAGGTGTAACGATTGACAATATCGTTCCCGCATTTGGTGGTGGACATAGTGGACTGTGCTTTCTGGTTCCCGTAGGTGGACCAATCATTATCAGTAATACTGGTAATGTGTTTCAGGGAATTGGTTCCACTGTCAACATGATTATTTTGGTCTACATGAAGCGTCTCAATAAGTGGGCCATTGTTAGTGGCATCACTGTCATCTAGGAAAGAGTAATGGACCCTATCGTTTCTCTCAATCAGCAGCTCATTGATCACTTCGGTCTTGACTCTTCGAGTGGTATGCCTATCTTTAAGATAGTATGGGCTCCTGATCAAGTAGAGAAGCGAATGATGGATACTCTCGACAACGGGATTCAGCTATTGACTCCCGTTGTTCGAGAGGTACGTAAGTACAATTACATTCAAAATGCCTATGTATTGGAACGTCTAGTAGTAGTACCAGATTTTCAAATCAAGGAACTCGCGGGCGTTAAATTGAGTTATGAGCCATTGTGGGTTTATGTGGATGCAACAGGTAATCCACTTCCACCTAAGTGGGAACCGACGAAACTAATCGTCGATACTCTTTACGCTGCGATGGGTAAGACAAGTCTTAAGAAGTATGTAGATCCTGATGTGGGAATTGAAGCTAAAGAAGAGAGACTTACGAAGTTGCATGAAGAACTATTCGGAAATGAGACCGAAGTAGGTGATGCGCTTCGTTATAAAGAGGGTGTTGTAGTTCCATCTAGTTACAAGGGAGTAAACTAATGAGTGTAGTAGGTGAATTTCCTGGAATTGCTCAGACTAATCGTCGGGCTATTCGTGCCGAGATTAATCCAATGGATAAATCGACTGTAGTGTCGATTCTTCCTAAGCAGATTACTGAAAGAAAGCCAACTATTTCACCTGGATTCTTTGAATTGCCTGCTGGTACATTTGAAAATCCATCAGTACTAGTAGTTGGAACCTCTAGTTGGTGGCGTGAGATTGATGAGAATCAGCCTCTCCTAGAAATCCCTGTGTCAAGTATTCAGATTGCAGATAGTATCGTGAGAGACTATTGTAATGGTCTTCTTGCATGCAATTTGGATGATATGATGCCGGGATTGTTCTATATTCCTGGTGAGTACACAGTAGAGAAGATCAAGAAGGATCATTCTCCTCTACTTCTTCGTGCAAGAGAGAATCAGAAGCGATGGTTCATGGAATTGATCCGTATCGCTGATATTCTGTGGTCTAGATCGAATGGAAATCCACTTGCTATCTCGACTGATGCGCGTGTGGCTTGTCGTGAACTCAATATCACGAATAAACCGTGGTTGAGTGACATTCAGACTGCTGAATTGGTACGTTGCATTGCATGTGGTTCACTCCGTAACGGTCAGTTTCCGATTTGCCAGACCTGTAAGGCAATTGCAGATCCAGAGTTGGCTAAGAAGCTCAATCTCACGTTTGCTCAGTAGTTATAGGAAGGAAGAAAACATGACAACTCCACACAAAGTAGTAGTCACGGCGAAGACTGGTCCAGCTAGTCAAGTAACTGCATTGAATATTCTGGATGTGGAATCAGTTACATTTGATCTGGTTGGTAAGGTTATGTCTGTTCAGGTCGATCAGTCTAATGTTGCTCTTCCTCCTACTGCTGACGGGAAAAGTGATGATGTCAAGGACTTTGACATTTCTCTTCCTACAGCTACAGTCGTTGTTGCCGTTGCAGCTGGTGTTTACACTGTAACTGTTGTTGCATAGGAGAGATCAATGCCTGTTAGCACTTCATCCGTCACTGCCGGCGAGATAATGGATCGTAGTGCTATACTATTGAACGATCCAGCTAAGACAGATTACACCTATGCGGTTCTGGGGCCATTCTTGCGGATGGCTCTAGATGAACTGACTCTATCTCTAGTAGATAGTCAGAGTTCTCCCACTATTCAGACTTCTACTTCTTATCCTATTCTCCAGATGATTTTGGAGACTACTCAGAGTGCTCTTTATCCAGAAGATAGTGTGAATGATCCAAAATATCCAGCAGATCTAGTTGAAATTCAGGAAATTGGGGAGAGAGTGGCTGGAGATATTCATGCTCCATTCATTCCAATGACACGAGTAGAGTTTCTTCCTCGATTTCCTCGAAGTGATAGACTGATGTATTGGGCGTGGGAGAATCAGGTTATTTACTTCAATCCCTTTGGTGCTAATACACGTATAGAACTTCAACTGAGATATATTAGAGACTTCAACTATTCTATTAGTGAAATAGATCCCGCTGCTTTTGTGGGAAGTATGAATTCACGTTCATTTCTAGCCTATAAGACTGCATCATACGCGTCTCAGTTCATTGGAGAGAATACTGAACGCGCGCAAATCCTTGATGCAAAAGCTGAACGTGCGCTCGAAATGATTGATAGCATCAACAATAAGGGTCGTCAGCAGATTATGACTCGTCACCGTCCCTTTAGGGCTGCATATAAAATGCGCGGAGGCTTCTAATGGGCAAGGTTCGGGAACATAACCCAGTTGTAATTGAAGAATTTAATGGATTGTGGTCTAGAGGTGATGATGAGTCATGTCCTAAAGATCATCTTCTATTAGCAAATAATGTTCAATTCATTCATTCAGGAATTGAAACTCGTCAGGCTGTTAAGCCTTATAAAACTAATTTATTTGAAGATGATATTAAGAAAACTAAACGTGTTTACAATTATACTACACAAAATGGTCAAACTCTCCTTGTGTTAACTGATGGAGGTAAACTCTATCATGTGGTGGCTCCAGATCAAGTATACCTTATTCTTACTATTGGTCCTAAAGAAGTTTTTCCTGCTACTACTCCTGTTACATATGTACACATGGGAATGGAAGATTTTGGATTCATTTCAATAGCTGGTAGAGCTTATATTACTCCATTCAGAACTATTCTTGATACAGCTGGTACAAACTATTCTCTAGGTCTACCCGGAGAATTTGTTTATGTATACTATCGTCCACCCGGTACACCTGTTGGAACTACAATAAAGGCACGTCCTGCCTCTGGAGAAGCTCCTTCTAACACTAACAGTGGTGGATTTACTCGATGGAATGAACCCTTTCTAGCTTATACCAGTCCATTTGCAGGAACAGTTACTCAGGGACAACATGCATTTGCAGTATCTGTCACTGGTGCTGGTCCTGTTTTGGGAATGGCTGGTCCTCGTATAACATCAACAGGTACTGATCCAATAGTATTTGCTGTGGGATATGCACCTGGAGATAAAGCAATTCAATTAACTGGTATTCCAGTAGGAAATGTTGGTACGATAAATAGAGTAATTTACATGAGTAAGGCAAATATTTATACTCCTGGTGTGGGAACTCCACTCTTTGAAGCTATTACTATTAATGATAATTTTACTACTAGTATTAGAATTGATATTCCTGATGCAAATCTTACTGTAGCTTATGTACCTGGTACTGAACCTGCTCCATTCAAAACTGCATTAGTAGTAGAAAATGTAGCTGCACCTGTAACTAATCCACCTACTATTTATTATTCTGATCTTGGATTCCACTTAGTTGGTGTAGTCTTTGAAACTGATACAGGTTATTTAAGTGCGCCTGGGCCACAGTTTATTGGAGGAAATACATATGTAGGTGAAAACTATGGAGTTAAAGTTAGTAATATTCCAGTTGGTCCAGTTGAATCTGTTGGACCACCTGTTATACCTAGTCGTGTAGTGAAACGACATCTTGTTTCAACTAAGGCAATCCCTGAATATAATGGAGATCAGAAAGGGTATCAGTTTTTCTTTATTCCCAATGGAACAATAGAGAATAATACTGATACTACTAAGACAGTCAGTTACTATGATTCTGATCTAGTAGCTGATGCATCTCATTTGACAGAGAATTTTAGTAAGATTCCTGCTGGAGTAGCATTAGGTGAATATCATAGTCGTATGGTACTTGTAGGAGATCCAAGCTATACTAAGAAAGCAGATGGTATTACAGATGATACCACTAAACCTGATAATAGATCAGTTGCTTGGGTGAGTGCAGCGGGGGAACCTGAATCAATTAATCAAATTGATGGACTAATTATTACACCATTAGATGGAAATCCACTCACCCATTGTGAAGTATTTCGTGATGTTCTTTATCTGTTCAAGCAAACTCGTACTTATTCTGTTGTAGATAATGAAGATGAACCTGTTACTTGGGGACCAGTGGAAGCAGTAGATGAAGGTATTGGCTGTCCTGTACATGGTATAGCTGAAGTATTGGATTCTGGTGGTGTTAATACTGATTACCTAATTACTGCTAGTCAATCCGGATTAATGCTATTTAATGGTACATATGCGCGGCCGGAACTGAGCTGGAAGATTGAAAATATTTGGAATCACTTTGATAAGAATAAATTTCATAAAATAAGTATAGTTAATGATTCTATCCGTAAAAAGATTTGGATGACTTTTCCTGATGATTTGACTCTCCTACTACTTGCTGATTATTCAAATGGATTGAATCCCAAGGATATTCGATGGGCATTGTGGAATTTTGATTTGGTAGATATTAATTCAATTGTTCTGTTTAAAACAGATAAATTGATACTTGGTACCTATCCCGGACCACTTGTATTTCGAGAATATCTTCCAATGATACGTAGTAAAATCTGGCCACCGCCAGATGGTAGTGGATATCCATCTGATATTACAGCTCCTCCTCATGCATTTCCAGGTACTTATCCCGAGCCTCCTGAACCTAACATTGGAGGAGGATTGATGATAATGGATCCTGCTAATACAGATAAATTTGATCAGTTTGCAAATGTATCAACTGGATCTGTACACGATTTTCCAATTAGAATAGCTGTCCGTACTGCCTTTCTGGGAGAGTAATCATGCCAAGAGGAGCTATTTCCAGTGAAGGCTCAAGTGGAGAAAATGTTCAGCATTTTTCTACTCTTCGATTACGTGCAGTAGGTTCTGGTAATCTACTTATGGTAGTTCATTCTATGGATTATGTACTCCATAAGGAACTGGTACCATTTGTATTACATGTTAAAGAACGAATTCAACCAAATAGAATTGTAAATTTTACTGGACAAAGAGTATCATTTGAACTGCAACTAACAGAATTAAATGAATACGTTAAAATTAATCGAATTGTAGTTTACATGAAGGAAATCTATACTTCATATCCAGGTGCATAATGGCCTTCCAGAAACCTAGAGTACAGCCCCAGTTTGCTGATCTAAAGGCCATCCTGTCTCAAACTCAGCAGGATAATGCTGATTATCAAGTATTGCAGACGTTAATTGAAAGATTAACCCAATACCAGCGTGTAATAAATGAAGAGTTAGCTACTAAGGGTGCTGGTACACCTGGTACTAAGGGAGATAAGGGAGATAAAGGAGATCCCGGTACTGGTGTAGTTATTAAAGGTAGTGTACCTGATTCAGGTAGTCTACCACCTACTGGTAATACACCTGGAGATGGATACATTACTGAGGATGATGGCCATCTATGGGTATGGGATGGTACTGCATGGGTTGATGCGGGCTTAATTCAAGGACCTCCAGGTCCTACAGGTCCACAGGGACCAATTGGGCCAGCAGGTCCAGCATCTACTGTACCAGGTCCTCCGGGTAGTACTGGTGCAACTGGTCCTCCAGGTTCTACTGGAGCACAAGGACCACAAGGTATACAGGGTCCTATTGGACCAGAAGGTCCGAAAGGTGATACCGGAGATACAGGACCACCAGCAGGACCACATCAGGCTACGCATCAAATAGGTGGAGGTGACACTCTACTGAATAATGCATGGACTAATCAGCCTAATGTATTTACTCAGAAACAGACTATCACTACATCTACAGCTACGCAGTTAGAATTAACTGGAACTCCTCATCCAGCTATTATCCTGAATAATCCTAGTGAAATCGCTAATGAAAAGAAAGCACGAGTTTACCATTATCAGAAATTAATTCATTTCGATTTCCCAAATGATGCAGAGAATGCTACTTCAGGTCCAGGAGTAACAATTAATAGAGTTGGTAATATTGATGCGAATGGTGTTATTAAAGGATATGCACTAGAATCTCTTAACTATATCGTTGCTACTAATGCTATTCAAACTGCTGGTTCATTCATTAGTACTAGTTCTGAAGGACTATATATTCGAGGCACACCAGCAGCCCGAATTCATTTGAGGGAGACTGCACAACCATCAGGTTCTCAGACTTATGTACTACTTCAGACACAACAGGTATTAGCATTCGCTCCAACTGATGATGATGGTATAACTCCAGTAGGAAGTAATTGGCTTAGATCACTTAGTATTGGTCGTACTGGTCAAGTTAGAACAGGTGCTGGTGGATTACTTGTTGATCAGGTTAATCAAGGTGGTACGGGATTAAACTGGGGAAACTATACCCCATCAGGCGGTGGCTTAGCAAATATGGCCACACTTGTTATTGGTCCTGCTCAATTCATAAGAGTAGGTAATGTAGTTACTGTATCGGGTAAAGTAGATGCATCTGCTGTAGTTGTAGGTAATGTTTGTCAGATTAGACTAGCGGGACCAGTTAATAGTAATTTCACTGCGGATCATCAAGCCGGTGGAAGTATTGCATCAGCTTTCGGATCAGCTGGTACTGTATTCGCTGGTCCTGCTAACACTATCGAACTACGGTGGAAATCAGTTCATAACGGTGTAGAGCCATTGTTCTATCAGTACACCTACTCAGTAGTTTAAGGAGATTCACATGGCCGTAGAAGTTTCAGTTCAACAGATGGGATTGACCCGTGATACAGGTCCGGGTGGATTCATGGAACGTGTTACGGCTATGTTAGCTTTCGTAGCTGGTTCCATTCTCAGTGAACCAGGTAGTACACCATATCACCAGCCTCGTGCATTTTATGCACAGAGAGTTATCGGTGGACCTCAAGCCGCAGCTACTATGGCTGGTCCCCAGATTGTGATGGGTGTAAATATCATAGCATTTACTACATACGATGAAGCAACTGAGACTTCCACATGTACAGCAGCAGATATTGATTTGGAATCTCAGATTAGAAGTCTATGGAATGCCCTCGCTGGTATTGACACTCCTAGTTAAGAGGTGATGCATGGCATATAATCCGTTCGATACATCATCTGGTAACGATCCTAAGGGACGTGCGCAAAACCAGATGGGTTATCAACAGCAGAGGTATGAGGGCCAAATTGATCCTATTATGGGTCTAATGGCTGAGAACTATGCGCGTGGTTCTGAAGCCAATTATGGTGACTATACTGACATTATGAATCAGTATAGAGGCATCGCTAGTGGTGCCGGTACTGTAGGTCCAGGTGGAGGTGGGGGTGGTGGGGGTGATTATAGTTATGGAGCTGAGTCATGGACTCCAGAGAATATTAAGTACAATGATCCCTTTAATTCCTATGCTGGATTTCAGGACTTCAGTAATACTGGCGGATATTCTGCTGCTGATGTAGCTAATTTGAGAGCAAGAGGAACATCTCCAGTTCGAGCCGCATATGCTAACGCTGAACGTGAAGTAGCTAGACAGCGTTCACTTCAGGGTGGATATTCCCCTAATGCTATGGCTCTACAGGCACGCATGGCTAGAGAGCAGGGTCAGCTTGGTGCTGATGCCATGCAGAATGTTGAAGCTGGTATGATTGAATCTAGGAATACTGGTAAGTTGGCAGGATTGACAGGTATGACTGATATCGAGAAACAGCGTCTAGCTGGTGATCTCGATGTACAGAAATACAATGCTGGTATCAATAATCAGGCCAAGCAGTCTAACGCAGGTGCGCGTAATGCCGCGGCAGCAGGTAGTGCATCTAATGCAATGCAGTCTGCTGCAGCTAGTAGAGCAGATCAGTTGCGTGCTCTCAGTGGTATGACATCTCTCTATGGTACCACTCCAGGTATGGCTCAGTTGTATGGAGATCAGGTACTCTCAGCTATCGGTCAGAGTGGTACATTCGGTCAGAATCAGATTAAGAATGAGGTTGCAGTAGGTGGGCAGCCCGGTAAGTATGAGCAGACTGTTGATAGAACTAAGGATTGGATTGACACGGCGAGTCGTATCGCTAATCCAATTGTTGATAAACTAACTACTAAGAAGAAGCCTGTTGCAACTACTAATCCTACTTATGATGCCCGTAGTCAAGGTGCTGGTCCCGGTCCCGATGGAGGTTGGGGTTAATCATGGCATACGATATCGGTAGACTCCGCCAGCAGAATCTCATGGGTGGGTATGACCAGCTTACTCCTGGTGCTGGGATGAACTATATGAATGAGGATAGTAATCCTTCATCTCCATATACTCCCGGTCCTGGTTTGGAATCAGTAGCTGCGCAACAGGATAGTAATGCTATCTTGGGACCAGATGGTCAGCCACTTCAGGAACCTAGTCCAATTCAAGCTCCCACTATTGAGGCACCTAGAGTAGACCCTAATACGGGTAGAACTCTACAGGATTACCTCAAGCAGATGAATGAAGCCTATACGCCTGATTATACATCAAGAGATAGACTTAATACTCTCTTGAATGAGGCTCCAACTAGAGAAGCTCCAGGCTGGGGACGTACTCTAGTAGCCGCGGGTATGTCAGTTAAGGCTAATGATCCAATCAAAACTGCTGAATCAGTAATGTACGCACCTTATATGCGTGATGTTGAAGAGTGGAAGACACGCGCTGATCCATACTATAAGGCAGCTGAATTGGAGAATCGTCAGAACATCAATGAACGCACATTGATGGCTAATGCAGCAACGGCACATGCAGCTGCAGAGAGAACTGCTGCCACTGAAAGAGCAGCTACTGCAAGAAATGAAGTTGCATTGATTCGTGCAAATGCAGAGAATGCGAGAGCTAACAAGTGGACTGTGAAGGTTGTCGGTCCAGATGTCATGGCCTATAGTCCAGATGGTCAGAGTTCTCGTAGACTCGGTTCATCTGGTAACTTGACTCAGGAAGAGAAGATTAATCTTGAGGGTGGATGGCGAGTAGAAGCCGCACGTCAGACTGGTGCTGATGCAATGGGTCGCACTGTAGCGGCAGGTGCTGAAGTAGTAAATGATGATACGGGTGCGGGTGTAGTCAATCCCCGAGATCCAGATGCACCTATTAGACGTATTCCGGGTACGACAGGTCCAGTACGCACACCTGGTTCTAGAGGAGCAACTACTAATACACTAGAAACTAGAAGGCAGAAGCAGGATAGAATGGAAGAGGCTTACACTGCTCATAGTAGTGAAGCTTCTAAGTATATGAAGGGAGATGGTAAGGGCGGACTTACGTGGAAGCCTAGACCTACTCCAGGAGAAGGTGGTTGGTTTGGTTCTGGTGTTGGTGCTCATTCTGAAGCTGAAGCAAAGGCATATGATGAATATAGGAGTGCAATTGATCCTGATTACAAGCCACCTGTTTCCAGTAGTAGACCTGCTCCAATAGGTGGTTCTAACAGAGTACCTGATCCAAATGATCAGACTGCTGCAGGAGATACTGGTGAAGGTGGAGTTAGACCTCCAGCACCTAGACAGCCTAGTGCTGCACAAATTCAGCAGAGTGCAGAGGTTAAATCCGGTAAGCGGATTATGGTAACTGGTCCTGATGGTCGTAGAGCTACCATTTTGAATACCCCTTCTGAGATTGAAGCTGCTAAGAGATCAGGTTTTAAGGTAGGTAGATAATGCCTCAGAGACCATCTAGCCTCCAGTACTATGATGATTTGACTCCAGATTCTCAGAGTCAAGGTCAGAGTGAGGGTCCATCCAGTCTTCAGTTCTATGATGACGCACCTCAGGAGCCTGAAGATACTAGTTTCGGTAGTGGATACGCACTCCCGTCATTGAGGGATATTGGCGTAACTGCACTCAAGATTCCTACTCAGCTAGGTCAGATGGGTATGGGATTGCTTGATCTTGCGTCAACACCGCAGCGTAAGATAGCGGAACTCGCTGGATATGAAATTCCAGATGCAACGGGAATGTTGCATGACTTGACTGGATATGATGCAAAGAAAACGTTGGATTATATTTCAGAATTTGAATCTCCAGAACTGAAGCAAGCTAGACAGGAGGAGGCAGGTAAGGATTTCGTTGGTACCTTTAACTCCAAATGGCGTAATCCAGGTACTTCCATATTGTCTATTGAGGAATCCCTTCCTGCTATGGCTGCAGGTATGGGAGTTGGTCGTGCTGCATTAGGTGTGGCTCCAACTCTTGGTGCGCTGCGTGCGGGTATGCTTGGTGAGTTTCTTACCACAGCTGGTCAACAGGCTGCTGATATACGTGATGAAAAGGGTAGTGATATTACCCTTGGTGACGTACCATATGCAGCGGGATCAGCTGCTCTAACTGCTGGTATTAGTGGAGCTGGTGGTAAGTTAGCTAATAGGTTAGGTCTGCCTGATGTGGAGCAGATGCTAGCAGATCCTACACGAAAGGGATCTCGACGTATTCTTCCATTAATTGGTACTGCTATTAATGAGGGTGTTCTTGAAGAAGCTCCACAATCTTATCAGGAAAAGGTTGCAACTAATCTAGCTACTGGTAAGCCATGGAATCAGGGTGCGGGTCAAGCTGCCGCATCAGGTATGATTTCTGGCGGTATCATGGGTGGTGGTATGCCTATGGTTATGGGTAACCATGCTAAGCCCACACCTGATAGATACACTGGAACTAATGAAACTGATGAAGTATATGATGAAGATACTGAAGCTGTAGGTACCACATTTGAGGTACCTGAAGCTGATGTAACTAATGATTTTATTAAAGCAATGCGGGATAATGGATTCATACAGGCAGGTCAGCGACCTGGAGGTAAGACTGTATTCAGGCGTGTCAATTCGCCTGATGAGGGTGGTGAGACTATTCAGCCTGCTCCTCCTAATCAGCCGGATATTGAAGGTACAGTAGTACCAGATCCAGCAGGAGAAACAGTCATCAATACTCCCATGTCAGGTGCGAATGGGGTACTCAGTAGTATTCTGTCTGACTCAGATCCTAATATTTCAACTGAAGCTAACGTTGCTAGATTCGAGCAGCTTGTAAGTAGCTCAACAGATCCAATGGAACTAGCTGGAATGATTCAGCTAGTCCAAATGCATCCACGTCAGGATGCTCTCACTAAGAGTCTAGCTAATGTAATTGCACAAAGGCTGAATACTATTCAACCTGAGATGAATTATCAGCCTAATATTAATCAGGAAGAATATGTTCCTGATAATCCACAAGCACATGCGGAAATGTGGAGAAATCTGCCTGATCCTGTAGGTGAGAGAACTGCTGAAGGTCAGGCTGCCGCTGGTGTTGGACCTGATCTAGTTCCTCAGGTTCCATTCGGGCCTGATGTTGTATATCCTCCAACTAATGATGTAAGTGGACTGCGTGTACAGAACGGAATTGATAATATCCAGCAGACTCCTGCAGTTGAAGAAGATGAATGGGGTCCAATTACTCCAGGTCATGCAGAGTCACTCCTACCACAAACTCCTGCACAACTTCCTGAAGCAGCGAGACCAGATGGTGAAATACTACCTGCTGAAGCTCAGCAAACTGAATTTGAGAGGTTGATGGGACTTCAGCCTGGTCAGGAAATGAGTGATCAGGAAATTGAAAATGTTAAGCAGTTCCATCTAGATCAGCTGAGAGCTATGTATGGAGGAGATCTCGTAGAAGGTCAGGCAGCAGTAGATGAAGTAACTGGAACTATTGGAGATGAGAAACTTCATTATCCTGAATTAGAAGATCAGACTGTTGTAGAGAAGAATATTACTCCAACTACACCAGCTAAACAGACTGTTATCATTAGGAAGGGTCAGCTTACTCCTCAGATGTTGGGGAATCTCAATAGGAGTGGATACGTTGAGGTAGGTAAGACGAGTGATGGTAGCAGTAGATTTGAGAAGGAAGTTGTTCAGGGTCCATCTGTATCTGTAGAGGGTCCGAAGGCTGATGATCTACAGAGACAGGTAGATGCATTCGATAAACAGAAGCAGCCTGATAAGGCATACAGGGCTCTCACAGCCGACTCCCCACGCGCACGTCTGAGGAAGGGTGAAACATGGAGAGGTAGAGCAGAGGCTGAGATCGCTAGACTGCGAGTTCAGGAGAATCCTCCCTCTATGGATACTGCTGGTGAGGCAGCTATCAATCCTGAGACTGCACTGAGGCATCCTAGTGCTATTCGAATGATGGCAGCTGTTAAGGAACTCGATGCACGAGGAGCACCTGATTCAGAATATCGTAATATTACTTCTTCCATGTCACGGATGGTGTTAAAGAAGGGTGATACCTGGCGTAATGTAGTTCTCGGTCTAGTTGATTACTTTGAGTCTCGTGTCGCACCTGACGCTGGATCTGCTAGCATTAAAGCATTCGATCCGCGCATTGGATCTGGTGTGGGACAGAGCTTTGAAAAGGCATTGAGAGATGCCACTGATGAAGACCTAGTTCGAATGGAAGAACTAATGGTCGAAGATGTTGATAAGGCTAGAGCACATCTGGAACGTGTTAAGACTATTCCTAACATGTCAGGTGTGGCTAAGAGACGAGTTGCATTCGCTGAGAGTAAGCTAACTACTATTAAACTTGAGCAGGAGATTCGCATCCGAGAGGCTGCTAGAGAGATTCAGTTTGAAAATGATGATGAGCGCGCATTCGTTACTCAGTACACAGCTGAGAACATTGCAGAGATGCGAGTACCTGGAGTCAATCCAAAGACAGGTATGCATAACATTGCAATGGGCGGAGCTGACCCCGCTGTATTGGATATGTTGGGTACCTCTCTATACAATCGTGATGCGATTGCTACTTCAATCAAGGAACTAGGTCAGAACGCAGCGGATGAACGTAAGATTAGTGGAAATAAGAATCCCATTCGTATTGTGTTCTCCGAGTATGCTGAGATTCCTGGTGTAAGAGATCCAAGTCACGGTGGTAAGGTGTATGGTAAGGCTATTGTTGTAAAGGACTTCGGTCGTGGTCTCACGGCTGACCAGCTTTACACTATTTTCACTGACGTGGGTAAATCAGGTAAGAGAGACGAAGCTAATGCATCTGGTGGCTTTGGATTCGCCAAGGCTGCTCCTATGCTTGGTGGACTCCATGTCAATGTAGAATCTATCGTCAATGAAAATGGTAAACTGGTAGCCTATGAATTTGAAGGCGATCCAACTCAGATGAAGGATCAGGCTGTTGGTGTTCCTCTTCATAGAACTGAGATAACATGGAAAGCAAGGACCGGATTTGAAGTAACAGTATATTTTCCACAAACTGCTTCTCTGGACAAGGCTAAGGGTTTGTGGAAGACAACTATTGAAAACTCAGCAGGTATGGACAATGTCCAGTCATTCTGGGCTCAGAGTTCTGTTGATTGGGATGATGATATTCCTGAATTCTTGGATAAAGGTACAGTAAGTAATCCCAAGAATAACCCTCATATAACTGAACATAAGAGTCTACCCACTCCGAATTATGTAAATACTATTAACTTGCCGACTGCAAATATTAAAGTTCATTATGATCTGGACGATAAGGAACGTGCAGAAGCTTCAGTAGTTGTATTGAATAATGGATTGTTTGCACTGGAATATGGTCATTCATATGGGCGTACACCACTGCCCAATGTTCCTGAAAAGATTGTACTTGATATTAATTCCCTCGTTCCAGAGGGAACTACCGGATATCCGTTCGGTCTAAATCGAGAGGATATGAATGATGATCTTAAAAATAAGATCTATCTTTGGATTGATCAGAATATTACTAAACCTGGTCGAGACCAGAAGACTGGTGAAATTCAGAAACTATTTGATGATTTGCAGCCAGCTAGTCCACATCATCAGCATGTACTCCATGACTCTGGTGATCGAATGACTCCGAGAGAGAAGGCTGAATTTAACAATAGTCCCCATGTGATGAGAGTTGCGAGCATTATGGGGAAGATGCTTGATGAACTACGTAATCATTTTAGTCATGCTCAAGGAAATGCAGCTGGTGATACTGTTGCATTTGGATTCATGCAAGCTGATTCTAAATCTGGTGGTTTGAATATTCCTAATCCATCAAAATCAGGATGGAGAGATGCGAAAGAATATAAGATTCTGATTAACCTGATGGGATTAATTCAGGATGCTCCTAGTCCTGGTGTTGCAGCAGAGAAGATTGCTCATGTTATTCTCCATGAGTTCAATCACAATCGTGTACGTCCAGAAGGTGCTCAGTTTACTTGGGCACTATTGGAAACAGATAGTACCTATACTGCCGGAAGACGTGCAGATATTGTAGAGGAGATCTATGCAGCAATCACCGGACCAGACGGAAGCTATGCTCCAGGGATTCGAAAACTCCTACAGAGCTATACAGAGCAGAGGGGGAGACCAGACACTACGGTCGATACTCTCTCAAGACAGAGAGCTCTCGAATGGATTAGAGAACCCGAAGGACAGGAGGGAGTTCCTAGCGATGGTGAACGAGATGGAAAGAAGGCTACTCCCCGCGCCATAGAGGTGCTTAGTAAAGCATTACCTGTTGTAAATACTTATGAAAAAACTAGATTTATACTACCTGATGGTACTAGATTGGGATTTGATCCTAAGAAACCTCAGTATCATGACGAGCAGACACACGCGCTCGGAATTAGACTCGCTGAAGCACAGGAAGCTGGTATCATTCGCTTCCGTGATCACATGGCTGAAGTACATGGACCTATTTCAGGCGAGCAGGCTACACATTTGGCCGACTCAACATGGAATAGTGAATCCAGTACAGATCCATTCATTGTAGTGGATGTGCTGACGCCAAGTGGAGGAAGAACACACGAGACATTTGGTGAGAATGATTCACCACGTAAGATCCGTAATTGGGTTAACAAGTTCTTCCAGGACTTTGAGAAGGGTTGGACTGACGCTAAGAGCGGGTCAACTACTGGTGCCTTGTTTGGAGGTATGCCATTTAAACAGGCATATGCTGGAGTAAAGCAGGCTACTGGATGGGGTATGGGCGGTCAGATGCCACCTCCTCCTCCCGTAGTTCCAGGTCAGCCTACTCAGAAGCCTGTACACTGGGTTAGAGAAGCATTAGCTGTACCTGCGGGTCTAACTACTACAGCAGACCTATCCGCTCCATGGAGACAGGGACTTGGACAGATTCATACTCCACAGTTCTGGAGAGCTGTAGTGCCTATGCTCAAGGCTGGATTTAGTCAGCAGATATTCAATACTATTGATGCAGATTTGCGCAGCAAACCAGTCATGTTAGCTCGAAGGAATCGAACGACTGGTAAGGTGATGCCATCTATTGCTACTGAAGCTGGACTTAAGATGTTTGAATCAGCTTCATCTAATGCACCGATGGGTCAGCGTGCTCAGGCTACTGCATCTAGATGGATTGAACAGGGTATTGGAACTGGTATCGGTTCCAGAATTTGGAAGAATACTGCTGGTAAGCCAATTCGTGCATCGAATAGAGCGTATATCACCTTCTTGAATCATTTGAAGGTGAATAGGTTCGAGTATCTGATGGATCAGTCTGCTAAGATGCACATTGAGGCTAGGAATACTGGTTTCGTTAGACCAGGTTTCTTCAAGCAGGCATATACTGCGCAGGAAGCAAAAGACCTCAACGGATACAGGAATAAAGTTCTAGCTAAGGAACTTGCTGACTTCGTGAATACTGCTACTGGTCAGGGTCCACTGAAGACTCATGTGCTACCATTCAGACAGACTGAGGTGAGTCTAGAGAGTGCAGCTGGTGCATTGCAGCATCTATTCTTCTCACCCGGACTCATTGCGAGTCGAGTGCGAATGCTGAATCCCAGTACGTACGTTATGGCTAGTCCACAAGTGCGGATGCAATACCTTCAGTCTGCTCTAGCTACTGGAGCAGCATGGATGGCAGCACTTGCTCTGATTAAGGGTGGCGGTGGAGATGAAGTAGAGGTCAACTTGGAGAATATGACTTCTGCTGATTGGGGTAAGGCTAAGATTGGCGACACGCGCATGGACCCTGGAGGTGGCTTCCAGCAGTTCCTTGTAGCAATGGCGCGTATGATTCAGGGAGGCACCACATCATCCGCAAGTAATGATTGGAGAGAGTTTGGCGAGGGATTCAACGCACCTACTCAGAAGGGTAACATCGAACGGTTCCTGAGTAATAAGTTCAATCCCGTCACCAAGTTTGCTTACGATCTAGCTAGTCAGTCAGAGTACAATCCATTCCACGTTAAGGATCGTGTAGCTCAGTTGTTTGTACCACTGGTAATTCAGGATCTCATTGGACTATACTATGAGAATCCAAAGATGCTACCGTGGATGGCTCCCATCATGCTTGGTATGGGTACTCAGACCTACGGACGTGGTGAGAGTGTTGGTAAGCTGGTGGCTCCAGAGAATGACTGGTTGGCTACAGGTGGTGGTTTGAAGGATGTAGTTACGACTGAGGATGAGAATTTTTAGTTATCCACTCGTCGATTTCAGCATCGGTCATACACTTCATTCCTTCTGGTCTAGGTGTTATGATTCGATGCTGAAGTCTACAGAACACACAGTTAGCAGAACGACCTGAAATGATGCACCCGCACTTAGGACACTTCCATGTGGGTGCATCAAGATACCATTTGACCCACGCACTATGTCTACTCTGATCTCCTGTTGGGACCGCTCTCTCCTCAACATAGGGTAGAAGGTAGTCATTGTGTGTGGGTCTCGGTATAATCACTTCTTACTTCTCCTCAGTCTCTCGTCTGTTTCTGTCTGAATACATTCGGGACACTGAATCCACGCACGTAGAACCAGTCCCTTATCCGGAGTATCAGTAGGCACTGGATAGAAACCAGTAGACACGCACTTGCCACACGAATTACAATGGAGGAATTGAACTCCTTCAAGAGGATGGACATCAATCATCTCAGTCATGGCTTAACTTCCCTCATAGCTGATTCGAGATCGTGATAGTATTCTCCACACTTGTAAATGCGAACAAAATTCTCATCCGCATTTTCTTTGGTAGTTACATATTTGGCGATATAATATCCACCATCTATGTCTTCAACAATAATTTCTTCATGCTCCATTACTTGTTCCTCCCATCAAAGAAGTCTTTCAACCTCTTGTATTCCACATCAGTCATCCTGTAGATGATTTGATTCCCTACGTGTTCTGCCTTGATAGTTCCCGCCTGATCGAACGAGTTCATCACCTCGTCCATCTCACTAGCTTCCTTATAGTGGGACCACATCTTCTTGTGAAGCATCGCCCGACTCACTTGATGTCCAGGTCTAGCCATAATTTCATCTATGACTAGCTTCTTGATGTTCCTTGCTTCGGATAGACCTTTCTTACCATAGGTCATACCCCTGACGTTACCTATTAGTGTGCGACAGTTGTCTATCGCTAACTGCATACTACCCGCATCAATATATAATTCGGGTGATCTTGCGAGAGATAGTAGCATAGCGACCTTGAGTACGGAATCACCGAACCTGTTGAGAGTACCTGTGTCATCTCGTAAGTCCTCTGTTAGTGTCTGCTCGATTAGATCGTCATACCATGTCTGGTATATGATCCCTGCCTCAGTGAAGTAGTTAGTCTCTCCAGTTCCATGCTCAATGTAAGGGATACAGCACGCATCATCTGCTTCCTTCTTTGCTAGAGCCGCGAATGGACCTTCCAGTTTAGCTACTTCCTTCAAGTACTCAATGTGCTCCTTATAGTTAGGTGGATTAGTCAATGGCACAAGTAGACTGTTCGCCCTGTTCCTTTTACTCTCACTGATGATAAAAGTACGAGCGAAGAACCCACCATGAATATCCTTCTTACCGAAGAAGTCAGCTGAGTGCGCCTCATTAGTTGCAGTTAACATCGTGATAGTTGGATCTTTTAGTTGGAACTGTTCCATCTTTAGTAGACTTCGCCATTCTCCCATGTTATACTGACGGTCGTATAGGTCCGTCAAGATATCTGTAGCCACCTTATCCTCTACGATACTACTGGTAAGCTCGGAGGAACAGATGAATGCAACAGATTTGTTCAATACCTTCCCACCAGGTTGGGATTGGGCTGTACCTAATTCTTTGAGTATCCCTTGAATACTCGATCGACCAGTGATTACTCTAGTGCCCCCCACACCCTTGACTAGTTGTTTAGCCATACTGATGGGCGGACCTTTCTTCAGTCCACTCTCAGCATGGAGCATGACGTAAATGTTGGGATAGAGCTTATGGATGTGCCTGTCCACCCACACATTATCCTTAACTACAGCAGATAGTGCAGCTAGCCCACCCCAGAACCAGAAGTTCATGGGAGATTCTAGTTCGCTGTGCTGTCCCAACAGTGTGTCGAGCCATGTCATTTCTCCGCCTCAAAATGGAATGTCTTCCTTACTGCTCATCTTGGCTTCTAGTTCAGCACGCCTCTGGAATATTTCATCCCGCACCATCTCATCATTCACAGTGAACTGCTCAGTTATATTTAAGGGTCGAGTCCTAACAGGCTCCGGCAACTCCACCTGAATCTTTTGAACAAACTTGTATTTCGCCAAGTCCTGATAGTTCTCTCCGATCTCCACGTCGCATGGGATCTTGAGAAACCTTCTAGATAGTGAGCAAGCAGTGAAGTTAAGCGCACGCTCCATCTCCTTCTTAGCTATTTCGATAAACTCGTCCAGGTACTCTCTTCTAATTGCAAACAGAAGTGCGTCATGTGCTTCAAGAATAATTCTCGCATAT